TTGTAGAGGTAGCAGCGCTTAAAGAGTTGCCAACCAGATATAAAAATCCTGGATTAACCAATGTCACAGCAGTCACAGCTCCACCAGATACAGTAATCGTAGCAGTGCCGTTTGACCCATCGCCACCTGTTAAAGGTACGTTTTCGTATACACCATTGGTATATCCCGATCCGCCAACAATTGTGCCAAAGCCAGCAATACCGCCCTGAACAATAGTCGTTGGGTAGTAGTAATAATGCAGTTCGGTCTGATAATCAGCGTCTGGGGTTGGCCCAATTATGTAGGTGTACGGCTCAAACTGAGCGTAGTACTTTGGAGTTCCAGTATCGGTCGTTGGATTTGGGTAAGACTGGCGAATAAAGTTGACATCTTTGTCAATCAAATACTCGTAGTTCCCGCTGGCATCAATCACAGCTAAGGAAAAAGACGCCAAATAGTCGCTGGGGAGGGCTAAGTAATAGTCGCCGTTGGTAAAGTTACCGATGACGTTTTTACGGATAGCAGGGATCTGAACGGCGTTATACACCCTCTCTTCGCAGAGCTGCACAAAGTTAGGAATGTTGTAGACAAAGAGTTGCTCTGTCGACTCAGCGTAACTTTGGATTGCTTCAGATAACTGCTGGTAGTTCATTAGCCCATCTTCCCGCTGATTTTGCGACCTTTGGTAGCAGCGCCATAACCACGCATTTCACCAACGCCATAAGGATTTACACCCTTATAGTTGCCTTTGCTAACGCCACCAACAGACATATTCATGGTATCCATAACCTTGGCACCTGGTGTGTACTGGTTGTAGTTATCCACATTGGTCTTTTGACCATCCATTGTGTGCGGATCGGCATAGACTTCGGCAGAGCCGACTTCTTTGCCCATTACCTTTTTAGTGTATTTAGCCATTATCGACCTCTTGATGTGCTACGTTGATTCATTGCACGAGCCATATTACGACCCATTTTTTTCATATCCATGGAGGTTACACCGCCTTTTTTCATGCCGTGCATACGCTTCTCGTGGGCTTTAACTTCTGCTTTTGCAATTTTCTTTGCGTCCATATTTACTCCTAAGTTGTCGTTACCGTTACTGTACCAACAATTACTTGTTGTACCAAGTCATTTGGGGTTAATCCAGCATCAGGACCCCTACTGCCTCCAACAGGGTTCCACCCCCATTGTATTACTCTGCTACCCATTTCTGGCACACCAAAAGCATCAGGATCAACACTGCCAGTATTTACTATTTGCAAACCACTTTGCCCCGATATAAAGTAGCTGTTATCTGGGCGTGGTTCTTCCACTGCTTGAGGATCATAAACAGGATACATACCCAACTGCAATTGGGGCTGATCTGGATCCCAGCAAGTTTTGCAAACCTTGACTTTGTAAGGCTTAGTCTTGAGCGTTTGAGTCCGTAGGTCTTTAAGTTTGTACCTAAAGTTACATCTATCGCACTGCGCAATACTGTACTTAGCTGAGGCATATTTGGGACCAGCCATTATCTGTAATAAGCCATGTTACGTGGCACAATCCGCAAGGCTGCTTTCTCACGGTCCTCTTGCTCAGCTAAAGTCCATTGCTGCTCATAATCAGCCTTTAGCATCATAATTCTGTCTGGCGTGACCTCTGGTAGCTTAATGCTCATGTAGTAAGCCAAGCCAGCTGCCATACACGGCATAAATCGGAATGGAATATCTTGGGTGCGTATACCGCCACCAGCATCCTGAATCCTTCTCATCCTGTAGTACACAAAGGTATATTGATCTCCAGGTGGGTTTGGAGTAGGCCAGACGTTAATACAAGGCAAATTGTTATTAAATACGCTTGCACCATTTGAATGAGTTGTTGCCGTTGTGCCATTTTGACCACGCCAGGCATTGATAATTTGGTTGCCAACAATGTTCTGGTAGCCAATGGTTTCGGAGCCAACATTGACAAATCCTTGGGTAGGCAAGCCAGAAGCATTGGTCAGGGTGATTGTGGTCTGATCCGTGGTCGTGATGGCAGCTGCCAAAGTAGTCTGAGCTATAGCTGCGATGCCTCCACTTTGACGATTGATATAAACCTGAATAGGGCGTCCATTAGCGTTTTTATTAGGTATTGTCAGATAGGTAGACTCACTAATACGATTAATGTTGATATCAGTCTGGTTGGTCTGCTGACCGTTGTATTGACGGATTGTAGTGTCTAGGAGGTCAATAGTATCTACTGGTAAGGGGTAGATAGCCTGATTGGTATTCATCACAATCTGACCCTGTTCTACAGTCCATAGATTGATGCCACGGTTTGCCCACTCAATAGTGAGCAAGTTCAAAGACCGCCTTGCAGTTCTAAAGTCATAGCCTGAACGAAGCTCTGTTCCACAGCGCTCAAACGCCTCCTCAATGAGGTCGTTCATGTCTAGGTTGAATACGGTTGTTCCTGTAGTGGACATTATTTAACCTTTCGGTACGGCTTTACTTTTTGTTTTACTTTGCTTGGCTGGGGCACGAACTGCTTTCCCTGTGCTTTTCCCGCCCGTTTTGCTCTGGTTGTTGCTGCGTATTCCTGTGGGCTTAGAGCCTGTATTGCTTTTTTTGGCAGATACCGCTCGCCTGTTTCTGACGACTTTTTCCCCGACTTGGTTGTCCATTTCTGGTCTCCCCAAGCCTTGAGGCTGCGCTGTGATTTTGCCAATGCCACTTAATTTCTCCCAGATCCAATCCCAAATGAATGGCATTACTTCTTTAGCTTCGACAGAGTCTGAGCTAACCTCGCACGTTGCCCCATTTTGCCAGGCTTTTTAGCTGCTGCTGCAAGTTTCTTGGCTGGGATCTTCTCACCAGACTTAACTCCAAGCGACTTCTTAAGGGCGCCAGGCTTCTTAATTGCTGACTGAATCCACTTGGTAGAGCCACCTTTTTTCATGTAGCCCATCTTATTGCGGACATCTTCTGGCAACTTTGATAAGCCAGGATTGGATTCTTTATCTACGGGTTTGAGTGCCATTATTTATATCCTCCACCTTTTTCCTTGTATTTTTTAGCCAAGAGCTGGGCTTTGCGAGCAGACCACTGACCAGCAGCAGTGCCTTGAACAGCCGAGTTCTTAATACTTTCAAATAAAGATTTGCGCATACCAGGCTTCGTATAGTTACCAGCTTGGTTAACCTTTGAAACCTTCCCACCTTTTTTGTAAAAATCAACTTTATTTGGATCATCTTTGCGAGTAATCACTTTGGGTTTATTGGGCATTTTTGATGGGTTTATATCCCCCATCCCTCTACTAGCTCTCATACCATTTTCCCCTTCGTTTTACCTCGCATAGCACAGCCGTCAGCCCTTTTAGATGCTGATGAAACTTTACCGCCAGACTTGTAATTTTTGGTGATATCCCGATTTGATTTAGGCATACCACCACCGCCACCGCCACCACCGCCTTTTGGCAAACGACCCATATCTTGCAGTCTTTCTGCATAAGTGCGTGGGCGCTCAGCTTCCGCTTTTGCCCTATGCTCTTCTGCAATCTTGCTTATTTCTGCACGAGCTTGTTCTGCCTTAGCTTTTTCTAAGATCTTGTCAAACTCGCCTGGCCCACGCTTTAGATCAGGGTTGTACTTCTCCCTACCCTCGCCAGTCGTAGGATTAATGCGATCAATTGGATTGATCTCTTTAGGCATTACACCATCTTCCCTTTGGTTTTACCACGCTGGGCACAGCCGTCAGCACGAGAAGAGGCAGAACCGCCTTTCTTAAAAGGCATCACGCTCTTGATCTTTTCTTTGACCTTACGTGCGCCCTCAATCATGCGCTTGTCACGCTCTTCTAACTTACGCTGGGCATCTGACTGCTCTTTCTCGTAAGACTCATAAGCCTTTTGATTCTTACGAGTTTGCTCGTCAGACACCATGCCTTCATCATCCATCTGGATTGGTTTGGTAGCCATGATTAGCAGTATCCGCCTTTTTTCATGGCAACATGCTTAGCCTTGGTTTTGCCTTTTTTGGCAATGCCATCAGCAGACTTATGACCAGCAGCTAAACCACCAGCAGCCATCTTAACCATCATGGCGCCACGCTTAGCTTGCTTTTGAACTGGATGCTCGCCCTTAGAGGCCATACGACCACCAGCTGCGTAACCGCCTTTTTTCATGCCTTTGGCTTCAGCCATTTCATGTTTAATCATGGATTTAGGAGCGCCTTTTTTCTTCATAAAGGACACTTCTTTTTGCATCATTGCTTTTGATTCTTTCATAACTCCACCTTCCTTTTTACCTATGTAACGTTCCAAACTGTAATTTGGCAATTGAATTTTCCCGTGATGCGTTCTGGGTTTATTAATGCCAGCCTTTGTTGATGTACCGCCACTACGAAACTTTTTGCCCTTATCTGCTTCCATAAAGTCTTCGCCAACCGACTGAGGAATACCTACCTTCTTAGCAAACTTTGGATTGTTTGCTACGGCAGCCATCAGATTATGTTGTTTCTTACTTACGGATGGCATTTTTATTTTTGACCCAATTTATCAATTTTTGCTTCAAGCCTTGCAAAGCCGTCATCAAAGTGTTCCCTAATTGCTTGCAAGTCTGCACGAACTTCTGCACGAGTGATGTGGTCACGAGCGACCTCCTCTCTAGTCTTGTTTAAGAGAATACCTAAACGGTTGATCTCGTTAAACTTTTCTTTCAAGACAAACCCCAAGGCGGCAACTATCGCTGTTAAAACGATATTCCATAAGAGATTCAATTCCATTAAACAATTTTCCCCCTAGTTTTGCCACGGACTTCGCAGCCACCGCCACGGACTTTTCCACCTTCAGCACAATTCCAAGCACGAAGGCTTTTATTAATCCGTGAGTTGGGGTCATTAGCGGTTTTGGCAGAAGTGAGCTTTTTCTTCATGCCTTTCATTCGAGCACAGAACGAGTCTCTACGAGACCCGCCCTCTGGTTGTGGGCGCTTTAAACCAGGCTTGCCAGGATTGGCAGCGTTATAGGAGGCTCTTCCCTTGGCGTTTAAACCGCCACTTGGGTTTTTGCCCTCTTTGCGCTGCCAAGCTGGGGTCTTAGCCATAAAACACCGTAGCGCTTACGTTTGCTGGGACACCTACATAAATCCCATCTTCTGCCAATATGCCTTCACCAGGAATAATGACGTTAAATGCAGTTGGGTTGTAGCAGTCTGCTTCCATCAGCACTTGGCTATAAACAGATACGTTTCCGCTGGTTGTTAACGAAGCGGTAGTAATCGTAAATGTATTAGCTGCTGAGTTAGCAACAACATAGACGTTATCTGTAGTGCCAGATCCAGAAGTAAAATCTACCCAAATACGGTCTCCATTAGAAAGACCGTGGTTGGTGATTGTTACTGTGCAGACAGTACTTCCTGGAATGTCATAAGTCCCGTTTTGCGCCACATTATTAGCAAAAATAACGTTTTTGGCAGCAGTAGTAATAGGGGACAAAACTGCCCCCTTTAGCCTAGTTCTGCTGCTATAAGCTACGCCAGCGGTGGTTAGATGCGTTGACTTTACGTCATATTGCATACCCATGTCGGCCTCCTATTAGACGTTTTCTGCGCCAGTGTCAGCTACGAAATAACGAATAATTCCAGAGCAGTTGCCAGAAGCAGAGCTATTGGCTGCGGTAGTTACAACAACTAGGTTAGTTGCGTTAGCTACGTTACCCAAGAAAGCGCCACCATCAGTACCGCCAACTTGCACGTTTACACGAGAGGCAATTGATTCATTGATTAGGAAACCAGTTGGTACGTTTGTGCCAAGAGTAGTAGTCTGTCCTGGACCTACACCAATTAATGGGGTAAAACCTAGGTTGATATTGCCAGTACCAGTTTCAGTAATAGAAACATCGGTAACTACAGCGCCAGCTGGGAGGATTAGAGCCTCAGTGCCGTCAGAATTAGTTACATTTGCGGTTGCTGCGCAGTTAGAAATAAAAAACTGAGCTGCCATTACCATGGAGCCAGCGGTTGCGGTACGGGTTTGATCTCCACCAGTGGAGCGCCATACGCTAGAGGTAGTTGCTAAAGTCATAAATTTTCCTTCGTACAAAGATCCGCTTGCCAATTGTGTACGCATCTGCTGGGGCAGTTTGACAAGCTATTCTCCCAGTTTCAATAATCTTACAACAAATAAAACAAAAAAGGGGGCTTTTAAACCCCCTTTTTCTTTGCCTAAATTAGGCTCCTGGTGAACCGAACATTCCGAGTGGATCCGAGAATCCAAACGAATAACGCTCACGTGCTTTGTAACGCACGTTACCAGTGTCAAAGTCACCATCCATACCTGTTGCCAAAGGCACACGTACAAAATGCTTCATACCGTTAGGTACATCAGTGGTCAAGAACCAAGCATTGGTGTCGGTCAAGAAGTGGTTAATGGTGTAACCCTCTGGAACTGAACCATTGCTCTTTAACGCATTGATGTCGTTGTCGTTTGTACCAACACGCAATTCAGTTTCTAGCAAACGAGTTGCAACGAACTGTAGTGCGGGTGGAACAATCAACTTACGTGGCTTAGCAGCGATCAAAAGACCACGCTCGTCAGTCCACAAGCTGATTTGAATAACGGCGGCTTCCAAGGAAGTCTCGTTAAGGTCAGCTGGGGTTGCTGGCTCATTGGAGTTAACTCCGCCAGACACGAGTGGGTGATCAGTTGCGAACAGAGCCTTGCCGTCACCACCTGGGTAGCCAGCGTCAAAGCCGTTGTTCAATACTGCTGCTGCACGAACTTGCTTGGTATACGACATGGAACGAGCCAAAGCCTTGGTATAACGAGCAGACAAGGAGTCATACAAGTTATCTTCAATTGCTTCTTCGGTCAGAGAGAATCCCTGAGCGATCGTTACGTGGGTATAGCGAGCTGTCCAAGCCTCTTGACCGTTGTCATAAGCAATCGGTGCACCCTCGTTCTTCACGGGAGCAGCACTAAAGCCTGATAACTTGGTCTCTTCTTCGAAGGAACGCTCAGAGGTCTCTGTTTCGTAGATCTCTTTGTGTTCTTCACCATAGCGAGCATACTCAAGACCGAACAAAGCGTTCAATCCTGGGAGGAGCTCTTTAAGTAGTTGGGCACGAGAAATAGCCATGTTCTAAGCTCCTTAAGCTGTGTAATCCAAGCCAGTAGTTACGTTGTACTGGTGGTTGTTGAACTTAACTACAACTTCTGTATAAGTCGTAGCGCTTGCAGCGGTATCAGGAACAACGGCGATAACACGTAATGGGAGAGTCGATGCGTTGCCTTGTGCATTGGTTGCAAAGACAGAAACAGCGGAATCACCAGTGGTGTTAGAACCAGTACCTTGAACAACTGCCATATTGGTACCAACGATGCTCTGGTTAACAGTGCTCATAGCGCCGTTAGACAGAGTAACTGCTACCTTGAACGCAGCCATAGGATCGTCAACTACAAAAGCAAGAGCGCTAGTAGCAGCGGCGTTGCCTGGATAGTATTGACCTTGAACTGTTTGACCTTGGCTATTAACGTACTGAACACCAACAAACACACCAACGGTGTTATTTGCTGCTGCACCAGTAGCGTTAGTCGTTACGGTTGATTTTTCGATTGTGCCACCAGCGGCTACACGGACAATGTCACCATTGTAGATTGCAGTGTTATATGTGGATGCAATAGGAATCTGACGAATTGCAC